TCAGAAGTCCTCGCTGCGCCAGACCTTCAGCACGCGGCCGAAGACCTCGAAATCCATGCCTTCGGTGATGTCCCAGGCGTCGTACTTGGTGTTTTCGGACTTGGCCCGCACCACCAGCCCGGAGGCGGTGGGAATGCGCTGCAGCCGCTTGATGAAGCCTTCGCTGCCGACGCGGAAGAAGTAGATGGCGTCGTATTCGACGGCCTGCACGCCGCGGTCGACGATCAGGGGATCGCCGGGATTGAACATGGGGCGCATGGAATCGCCAAAGCCCGTGACGATGCACAGGTTCTTCGAGGCGGAAAAGCCGCGGACGTTCTTCTGCAGCCATTCGGGGCTGACGTTCCAGCTCTGGATGACGCCCGGCTGGTCGCGCAGTTCCAGGCCGCTTCCCATCGCGCCGCCGGTATCGAACTGGGCGATGAGCACATTGCCGTGATCGGGCCGGCCCAGCCGCCCGTGGTTGAAGGAGACCAGCCGGCCCGGTGGCTCGTCGGCGATGACGTCGGGCGAGAGCTCGTGCCACAGGTCGGGGTGGGGAAGATCCATCCAGTGGGCGGGCTGGCCCAGGCCGGCGGAAATCCTGGCGGCCAGGGCATCGCCGACGCGGCGTGGGTTCTTGTCGCGCTTGCCCTGGAACCCCTGGAGGATCTGGTCGAGGTATTTGCGACTCACGCCCGCGCGTTCGGCCAGGCGGTCCACTCCCCCGGCCTGGAGCACGGCGTACTTGAGGTTGTTCAGTCGTATCGAGCGGATATCCATGGTAGCGATAGTAGCAATCCGCTACCTGAAAGTACAGTAGCGATTCGCTGTTGATTTTCAGGTAGCGAGTCGCTACCATGATTCCAATCCCGAAGATAGTCGGGGCGACCGCAGCCATGCCCGGCCGCCGGTGGCCCTGCCGGGACCCACCCCGCCGACCGTGGCGCACGAAGGGGCACCGGCCAATGTGCCCTTGAATCGCTACCGGAGTAGCGACCGCCACGGGCGGACAAACCGGGATGACGACGAATCGAAGGCTTGGAACAAGGAAAAAAGCATGGATAAGCATCTTATCCGGGAGGCATCCCGATGAAATATGCAAGCGAAGTCCTGGATCTCATGGCGGCGGCGCCGGGGCGTCCCTGGCGCATGGCGGAACTGGTGCGCGGCGCATCCGGCGCGCGCGAGCTGACGCGGCGCGAACGCAACGCGATGCGACAGGCCATCCTGCGCGTACTCGAAACGCTGCGCGAGGGCGGCCAGGTGGCGCGCATCGAGCATGCCCGCAACTCGCTCAGCTACGTCTGGAGCGAAGTGCGACACAATGGGGATTGCCAGCGCGCCTGATGCCGCGAGACAATGCATCCATGTCGTCGCGCTGCGCACCGACGACGAACCGAAAAAGGCCCGCCACCAGCGGGCCTTTTTTATGAGAGGGTACGTGTGCCCGGGCGGTGCGTCCCAAGGCGGATGCATCACCTGCCCGCTCCCCCCCCTCGCGCTCTTCGCAGTTCCCCACGACAGGCTCGCCACAGGCGGGCCTTTTCTATTTGCACGCCCCGCGTTCTCGAACAGAGCGCGGGGCGTTTCGTTTGGGCCGTCCAGCGGCCTGCCGCCTCGCCTTTCCTGCAATGACCGGGCCTTTCTCCCGCCCGTGGTGACCCGGAACGGCTCGAGGCGGCAGCCCGGTGGGCGACAGCCGGAATCCGCCGCAACCCGGCCGCACGCATCACGCAACGCGGCATCGCGCCGATGGCGCGGCAAAGTCGGCGATCCGCCTCCAGGCAACTGGATTCCCCCGATCCGCCCTCGGGCACTTCAACACGACAAAGGAGCTACGCATGGCGAACAGTTCGGCCACCGGCGGCTACCTGGCGCCGATCGCCATTTCTCCGCCCCTGGAGGATGCCGAACTCGAGGCGCTGTTCCTGGGGTTCATCGCCGGCGTGTCCGGCTTGCCCCCGAACATGGTTCGTACGCACTGGCCCGCGGCCGGTGTGGAACCGCCCGCGCAAAGCGATACCTGGTGCCTGATGGACATCCGGGCGCAAACCGCGGACGCCGGCCCGGTCGTCGCTCACGACCCGGCCGGGGAAGGATCTGATTCATACGTCCGGCACGAAGACATCGAGGTGCTTTGCTCGATGTTCGGCCCGAACGCGTTGCGCCACGCGGCCTTGCTGCGCGATGGCGCCGCCGTGCCGCAGAACCGCGAACCCCTGCTCGCGCAGGGCATGGCGGTCGGCGGCGCGGGGCCGATCCTGGCCCGGCACGAGCTCGTGAATCAGCAGTGGATACGGCAGTTCGACATGACCTTGCATTTCAAGCGCCGGGTCACGCGCATCTATCCGGTCCTGAATCTCCTGTCGGCGCAGGTCACGACGCATGCCGCGTCGCTGTCGCCGACGGATCACATCAACCACCTTGCAGATTAAGGGATCTACCATGGCTAATGGATTGCCGGTATCACGCCTGATCAACGTCACGATCAACATGTCGCCGCTCGCGGCGCAGGGCGCGAGCCTGAACACCGCGCTGCTGCTGGGCGCCTCCGCCGTCATCGACACCGGCGAGCGCATGCGCTCCTATGGCGGCATCGACGCCGTCGCCGCCGACTTCGGCACCGCCGCGCCCGAATATCGCGCGGCCCTTCTGTATTTCCAGCAGACGCCCCAGCCCTCGCAGTTGTACATCGGCCGCTGGGCCAAGGGCGCGACCTCGGCCACGCTGCGCGGCGCGGTGTTGTCGGCCGCCGAGAAGCAGATGTCGGCCTGGACCGCGGTGACCGCGGGCGCCTTCACGCTGTCGGTCGACGGCACCGCCAAGACGGTCAACGGCCTGGATTTCTCCGGCGCCACCAACCTGAACGGGGTCGCGTCGATCATCTCGACGGCACTGGCCTCCGCTTCCGTCACCTGGAACGGCTCGCAGTTCGTGGTGACTTCGAACACCTCCGGCGCGACCTCGACGCTGGGCTACGCCACGGCCGCGGGCACCGGCACCGACATCTCGTCGATGCTGGGCCTGACCGCGGGCCAGGCCTCGACGCCCGTCGCCGGCATCGTCGCCGAAACGCCGGTGGACGCCGTGTCGCTGTTCCTGGACCGCTTCGCCAACAAGTTCCTGGGCCTGGCGTTCGCCGATGCCGACATCACCGACGCGCAGCACCTGGCCGTGGCCGGCCTGATCGAGGCCGACCAGCGCCACCTGTACGGTGTGTCGACCCAGGCGCCGCAGGTGCTGGACCCGACCAACCACGAAGACATCGCCAGCCAGCTGAAGGCGCTGAATTACAAGTACTCGATCGTGCAGTTCTCCAGCGCCAGCCCGTATGCGGTCGCTTCGCTGCTGGGCCGCATGCTGACGGTGAACTTCAACGCCAACAACACCACCATCACGCTGATGTACAAGCAGGAGCCCGGCATCGTCGCCGAGACCCTGACCAGCAGCCAGGCCGACACGCTGGCGGCCAAGAACTGCAACGTGTTCGTCAACTACGACAACGACACGGCCATCATCCAGTACGGCGTGACGCCCAGCGGCATCTTCATCGACTCGGTCTACAACGCGATCTGGTTCCGCAACCGCGTCCAGACCGATGTCTACAACCTGCTGTACACCAGCCCCACCAAGGTGCCGCAGACCGACGCCGGCAACCAGCTGATCGCCTCGGTGATCGAGGCCGCGTGCGAGGCCGCCGTCAACAACGGCTACCTGGCCCCGGGCGTGTGGAACTCGGCCGGCTTCGGCGCCCTCAAGCAGGGCGACACGCTGGCCAAGGGCTACTACGTCTACGCGCCGGCGATCGCCACCCAGTCGCAGGCCGACCGCGAAGCGCGCAAGGCCGTTCCGTTCCAGGTCGCCGCCAAGGAAGCCGGCGCCATCCACACCGTCGACGTTCTGGTCACGGTCAATCGCTAAACAGGAGTAGCAGATGTCTACCTATTCGTTCGCTGATATCAGCGCCAGTCTCGTGGGCCCGGGCGGGGCGATTTCGCTGGGTTCCGGCTCCGGCGTGGCCGATGAAGGCATCGCCATCGCCGCCAAGGGCGAGAAAAGCGCCATGACGGTGGGCGCCGATGGCGAGGTCATGCACACGCTGCGTGCCGACAAGAGCGGCACCGTGACGCTGAGCTACCTGAAGACCTCGCCCGTCAACGCCCAGCTGCAGGCCCTGTACGACGCCCAGTCGCTGGACAGCCGCCTGTGGGGCAAGAACCTGATCACCATCACCAATCCGGCCACCGGCGACGTGACGGCGTGCCGCTCGTGCGCCTTCAGCAAGAAGCCCGACCTGACCTACAAGAAGGACGGCGATGTGGTGAAGTGGACCTTCGACGCCGCGAAGATCGACACGATCCTGGGAACCTACTAAGCCATGGCACAGGAACTCGATCTGAACGGCCACCGGTACTCCATCGGGAAACTGAGCGCCAAGCAACAGTTCCATGTGTCGCGCCGCATCGCTCCGATCGTTCCTACGCTGATCCCCGTGTTCGTCCGCCTCGCGGCGGGCGGGCGCGGGATCACCGAGGATCCGGGCGGCATGGCCGACGTGCTGCAACCGCTGGCCGATGGCCTGGCGGCGATGAAGGACGAGGACGCCGACTACGTGCTGGACACCTGCATGCAGGCGGTCCAGCGCCGGCAGGAACATGGCTGGACCGTCATCTGGTCGGCCGGCCAGCGCGTGCCGATGTTCCAGGACATCGACCTGTCGGTCATGTTGCCGCTGGCGCTGCGCGTCATCGTCGGGAGCCTCGGGCCTTTTATACAAGGGCTGCTTACCAGCCAGACCGGCAGCCCCGAGGCGACACAGGCTGGCTGAAGAGCCTGCCCGGTGGCGAGGATTGGCTGCTGGCGCCGGTCCTCGAGGGACTCTGCAAATACGAGTCCCTCAAGGACGGCACCCTGGACCTGGCCGACATCGCGCTCCTGAACGACGCGCTGTCGGTCCGGGCAGACAACAAGGCGGAAGCGTACCGCCGCCACATGGCGGAAAAAAATGGCTAACACAATTCTGTCCATCGACCTGTCGGGGTTGATGGGCCCATTCAAGATCGACAAGGACGACCTGAAGGACCTCAAGCAGGCAATCGGCGACTCGCGCAAGCAGAGCCTGGCCGACGCGCTCGCGGTGTTCGCGGGGCGGGCCAAGAGTGTCGTCGACTTTGCCGAAAACAAGATTGCCCAGTTCGAGCAAGGCTATTTCGCCGCCCGGCTGGGCGGCACCTCGGGCAGGGACATGCGGGCGCTGGAGACGGTCGCGCAGGACTTCGGCGTTTCCGTCGAAGCGATGCGCAACAGTACCCAGGCCTTGCATCGCAATGTGCGCGATGACCCCAGGGTTGCCGCGCTGCTGGAACAGCTGCATATCTCGCCGAGCGATGGCGCGGGCGGCCAGCGCAACACCGCCGACCTGGTGCTGGAACTGAGCGATGCGCTCAAGCGCATGGACCCCGGCCAGGCCGGGGAGACGGGCAGGAAACTGGGGGTGGATGCCGGCCTCGTGGAGGCCCTGCGCGATCCAGCGTTCGGGCAGCGCCTGTCGGTGCAGCGTGACGCCGAAGAAAGCAGCAGGATCGAGGCGGCCGGCGAGCGCGCCCATCAACTGATGGCCACCATCCGCGCCTTGAGCGGCTCCGTCGACGCGATGTTCGCGCAGGCGCTGCTGACGATGGGCCCGCAATTGCAGCAGACGCTCGACGGCATTTCGGCCTGGTTCAAAGAGAACGGGCAGACCGCCGGCAAGCGGCTGGGCGAAGTCGGCAATTTCGTGTTGTCGATCATGTCGTTGCTGGGGCCGGTCGTCAGCCTGATCACCTGGCTCGACGGCGTGACGGGAGGGCTGAGTTCGCAGCTCCTGTTGCTGGTCGGCGGATTCCTGATGCTGGGCGGGGGCGGCGTCGTGGGAGCGCTGGCAGGCCTGGTCTCGCGACTGGGTGGCATGCGGTCGCTCATCGGCGGGCTGGGCTCCCAGCTGGCGTCGTTGCCAGGACGGATCGGCGGTTTCGTGAGCCGGGCCTGGACGGTGACCAGCAATTTCGTGGCTGGCGCGTTCGGCAGGATGACCTCGATGGGCCGGACCGCCGTGACCCAGATGGGCAATATGGCCGGCGCGGTCTGGTCCTGGATGGGCAATATGGCCGCGCGCGGCGGCGCGCTGGTGGTCGATGGCGTCAAGGCCGCGGGCCAGACCGCGTTGCAGTGGGGCAGATCGCTGTGGGAAGCCGCGGGCTCGTGGATCGGCCGCATCGCCGACGGCGCCAAGGCGGTGGTGCGCAGCGTGGCCAGCAGCCCCGCGGCCGTGGGCGCGGGACTGCTGTTGTACCCCAGGCCCCTGGGCGACGGGACGTTGAAAGCGCTGGAGGGGATGCCAGGTTTTCCGGCCGGACAGCCCGGCCCGGGCCTGAACCTGCCCGGTGGCGGCATCCAGCCCGAGCACATGGACGGCGCCCAGATCGAGCCGTGGCGCGATTACCGCTCCGGCTTCGCCACGGGCGAAACGGCGGCCGGCGTGCTGGCCGCGCCCGCATCGGTTTCCATCAACGCCACCACGAATATCCACGTCAATGGGACGAACGATCCCCATGCGACCGGAGAAGCCGTGGCCAATCAACAGAGCCGGGTCAATGCCGACCTGACGCGCAACCTGCAGGGATCCTATGGCTGACTTGAACATCGCGGGCGCCGACATGGTCGGCCTGCTGTCGAAGAAAATCGGCGACATCGTGGTGGAGGCGACGCTCAGCGAGTCGCATGAGGACACGCTCAGGATCACCAGCCACCCGGTGGAGTCGGGCCCCCATGGCAAATCGGCGATCAGCGACCATGCCTTCAAGCAGCCGCTGACGCTGACCTTGAAGTGCGCGTGGAGCAACGCCTCGTATGAGGCGCTGGCGGGCGCGCAGGCCAAGGACGTGGCCAATGGCAAGGCCGCGGCCGACGACTACGCGACCGCCATCTACTCGCAGCTGCTCAGCCTGCAGGAATCGCGCGAGCCGGTGACCGTGGTCACCAGCCGGCGGCGCTACAGCGACATGTTGATCGAGAAGCTCTCGGTCGAGACCAACAAAGACAGCTTCGGCGCCGTGTTCGCGACGGTGACGCTGCGCGAAGTGGTGGTGGTACAGACGCGCAGCACCTCGCTGCCCCCGTACGCGGGCCAGAAGGAAAAAGAAAAGACCGCGGACAAGCAGAACCTGGGCGTGAAGACGCCCCGGCCCGTGGCGGCGCCCAACGGCGGGTCGCTGCACTGGAACTAGGAGATACGCATGAACTACTTCGAGATACCCGTGTCGCCGATTCCGCAGGTGTTCGCGATTTCGCTGGGCGGCGACGACTATCGGCTGACATTGCAATACCGCGACGGCTGGATCCTGGACGTGGCCGACGATCTGGGCCGGCCGCTGGTGTGCGGCGTTCCGTTGGTGGCCGGCCTGAACCTGTTGGGCCAGTACCGCCACCTCGGTTTCACCGGCGGGCTGCGGGTGACGGGGGCGGAATCGCCGGACGACGCGCCGACGTTCACCGACCTGGGCCGCGGCGCCCGGCTTTATTGGGTGGCGGACTGACATGGCCGGGACGACCACAATGGAACCCATCGCCGTGTACGGCGATCCGGTGGACGACGACAAGGGCGTGCGCCAGTGGGGCAGGAAAGTGTCGTTGATCGTCGGCGACGAGGAAGCGCTGGATCTGTCGGCGCTCAGTTTCAGCTTCGCGATCAAGCGCAATGATGCCAAGGCGCCCAACACCGCCACCATCAAGGTGATGAATGCCAGTCGCGAGACGGCCAGCATGGTGCAGCGCGAATTCACGCGGGTCGTGCTGCAGGCCGGCTACGAGGGCAACTACGGCGTGATCTTCCACGGCAACGTGGTGCGGGCCAGGTGGGGCGGATCGGGCGACACCGAGACGGTGCTGGAGATCACGGCGGCCGATGGCGACAAGGCCTACAACTTCGCGGTGGTCAATGCGACCGTGCCCAAGGGCTCCTCCCGCGCCGACAAGGTGCGGTTGCTGTGCTTGGCCATGAACCCGTATGGCGTCAGGCAGGGCTACGTGCCCGACCTGGGCGGCAAGACCGCCATCCGCGGAGCCGTGATGTCCGGCATGGTGCGCGACCACATGCAGGACGTCTGTGACGGCGCGAACACGCTGTGGAGCATCCAGGACGGCAAAGTCGTGATCGTTCCCGAGACCGCCTACGTGCCGGGCTCGGTGCCCGTCATCTCGCACGACACCGGCCTGGTCGGCATGCCCGAACAGGCAGAGAAGGGCATCAAGGTGCGCATGTTGCTCAACCCCAGCATCCGCGTGGGCGGGCTGGTCAACCTGGACAACAGCCGCATCGCCGAGTACGGCTACGAGGGGCGCGCCCAGGGCAAGGACGCGACAGAAATCGATCGCGGCGAACAGCGCCGCATCAGCGGCGACGGCTACTACTACGTCATGGAAGTCGAGCATCGCGGGCATACCCGCGACAACGACTGGTACACGGAGATCCTGTGCCTGGCCACCGATGCGACGCTGTTCCCGGGCGACCTGGGACGGGCAGGGGCGGAGGGCGCCCCGGCCAGACCGGTCGACGTCGTCAAGTAACGGCCCGCCCGGCTTCATTTCAGCAGGATGATTCATGAACCGACTAGAGAATTTGAACGACCCGCAAGCCGCGATCGGCGCGGCGCTGCGCGGCGCGCTGGCGCAGACCTGGACCGCCATGCCGGCCATCATCGGCGCGTTCGACCCGGTGGCCATGACGTGCACCGCGCAACCGGCCATCCGCGCGCGCGTCACCACGCCCGAGGGAACGCAGCGCAGCATGACGTTGCCGCTGCTGGTGGATTGCCCCGTGTACTTTCCCGCGGGCGGCAATTGCACGCTGACTTTCCCGGTGAAGCCCGGGGACGAATGCCTGGTGGTGTTCGCGTCGCGCTGCATCGATGCCTGGTGGCAATCGGGCCAGGTCCAGGACCAGGCGGAAGTGCGGATGCATGACCTGTCCGACGGCTTTGTCTATGTGGGCGTGCGGTCGCAGCCGCGGGTGCTGCCCGCGGTCAGCACTCACACGACCCAGTTGCGCAGCGACGACGGCTCGACGTTCCTGGAGCTGGATCCGGCCGCGGGCAAGGTGAGGATCGTGGCGCCGGGCGGCTTCGAGGTGGTCGCGCCGACGTCCGAGTTCTCCGGACAGGTGCTGGTCAACGGGCTGCTGAGCTATCTGGCCGGCCTGGTCGGCAGCGGCGGCCAGGGCAATACCGCCCAGATCACCGGCGTGTTGAACGTGATCGGCCAGATCCTGGCCAATGGAAAACGGGTGGACGACACGCACACCCACATCGCCCAAGGGGCCAACGCGGTGACCACACCGCCCAATTGAGGACTCCCATGCGTTACCGAAAACTGGACGCCGACGGCGACTATTCATTCGGCTCGTCACGGGCCGATTTCCATCGCGACACGGCCGCGACCGTGGCTCAGGCCGTCAAGACGCGGCTGATGCTGGCGCGCGGTGAATGGTTCCTCGACGTCACCGAAGGCATGCCCTGGCGCGGCGAGGTGCTGGGCAAGCAGTCCAGGGCCAGCTACGACTGGGCCATCCGCCAGCGCATCCTGGGCACGGCCGGCGTGACCGGCCTGGCCGGGTATTCGAGCCGTCTCGATCCGCAAACCCGCGGCCTGAGCATCACGGCATCCATCTCAACCCTTTACGGCACGGCCACTGTGCAGGCGGCATTATGACGATTCCATCCACGGCCCCGGTCATCGACGCCGCGGGCATACGCGCGCCGAGCTACGGCGAGGTGCTGCAGTATTTCAAGGAGCAGTACCGCGGCATCTACGGCGCGGACACCTATCTGGAGGCGGACAGCCAGGACGGCCAGTTGCTGGCCCTGTTCGCCCTGGCCATCCACGAGGCCAACACGGCGGCGATCAATGTGTACAACGCGTTCTCGCCCGCGACCGCTGCCGATGCGGCGCTGTCCAGCAACGTCAAGATCAACGGCCTGGCGCGCGGCGTGGCGACGCGTTCTGCGGTGGACCTGCGCATCGTCGGGCAGGGCGGCGTCACCATCGTCGATGGCGTGGCGACCGATGCCAATCGCGGCCGCTGGCAATTGCCGTCCAGCGTCACCATCCCGCCTGGCGGCGAGATCACCGTCACCGCGCTTAGCCAGACGCTGGGCGCGGTGACGGCGCCGGCCGGCAGCATCAACCAGATCGGCACGCCGACGCTGGGCTGGCAGTCCGTCACCAATCCGGCGGCCGCGACCCCCGGCGCGCCGGTCGAGAGCGATGCCGCCCTGCGCGTGAGGCAGGCCATCTCGGTGGCCCTGCCATCGCGCAGCGTGCTGGAGGGCACCATCGGCGCGGTGGCGTCGGTGCCCGGGGTATTGCGCCATGCCGCCTTCGAGAACGACGCCGCGGTGGTCGACGCCCACGGGCTGCCGCCGCACAGCATCGCCCTGGTGGTCGACGGCGGCGACGCGGCCTCGATCGCGCAAGCCATCGCCGCCAAGAAGACGCCCGGCACGGGCACGCACGGCACCACCGCGGTGGTGGTGACGGACATCTACGGCATCGCGCATCGCATCCGCTTTTTCCGGCCCACCCTCGTGCCGCTCTCGGTACAGGTGCAGATGCGGGCGCTGCCCGGCTACACCACGGCCATCGGACAAGCGGTGCAGCGCGCGGTTGCCGACTACATCAATGGTGTCGCGATCGGTGGCGGCGCCAGCGCCTCGGTGGAATGGGCCGACGCCATCTCGGCCGCGAACGGCGTGGCCGGCAATGGCACGTTCAAGATCACCGGCCTGGCGCTGCGCGGCCCGGCCGGCGATGGCGCGCCGGATGTGCCGCTGGCCTTCAACGAAGCCGCCGCCGCGACGCCCGACGACGTGAAACTCACGGTGAGCTGACATGGCCAATACGGACGACTACATCGCGCGGCTGTCGGCCTGGCACCGCGGCAAGCCCAGGTTCGTTGCCACCGTGACCGCCCTGTGCGGCGCGGCGGCCAGCCTGCGTGAGTTGTACGGCGGCATGCCGGCGGCTTTCGACCTGGACCTGGCGGTCGGGGTGCAGCTGGAGGCCGTGGGGCGCTGGGTGGGGCTGGACCGGAAGGTCCGCACGCCGATCGCCAACGTGTATTTCTCGCACGACACCGACGGCCTGGGTTTCGACCAAGGGGTATGGCAGGGACCGTTCGATCCGGACAGCGGCCTGACCGCGCTGGACGACGACACCTATCGCCTGCTGCTGCGCGCCAAGATCGGCGCCAACCACTGGGACGGCACGCTGGAGACGTCGGCCGCCATCCTGGAGCGCATCTTCGGCGGCGGCACCCACGTGTTCATCCAGGACAACGGCGACATGTCGGTCGACATCGGCGTCGCCGGCACGCCGCCGTCGGCGCTGTTCCTGGCGCTCCTGACGGGCGGATACATCCCGCTCAAGCCGGAGGGCGTGCGCATCAGTTACTACGTCATCCCCTCGAACGAGGGGCCTCTGTTCGGTTTTGACGTTCAGAACCATTACATCTCGGGGTTCGACAGCGGACTCTGGGGTTCGCTTTTCGCAGGTTGAATAAGGACAATTCCGTGGCTATCAATCAAATTCTTCCCTTCGGCACCGTGCCCGGCGCCAACGTGCTCGATCCCGCCGACTACCAGGCCCTGGCGGCCCGGCTGGGCGGCTTCTCGGCCGGCACGGCCAAATCCAAGGAACTCAACACCGTCTGGCGCCAGGCGTCCTTCGTGGCCGCCATGATCGGCCAGTACATCGCCGACAAGACGGGCCAGGACGTACTGGACGACGGCGACCTGGCGGCGCTGCAGGCCCGCTTCGTGGCGGCGCTGGCGGCGTCGCCGGCGCTGACCGGGACGCCGACCGCGCCGACGCCGGCGGCGGGGGACAAGAGCGCCCGTATCGCGACGACCGCGTTCGTGGCGGGGAATTTCCCCAGGATCTACTCGATCAATGCGCTGCCGACGCAGGATGTCGGCCCCATCATCGTTGCGGAATGCGCCGAAGTGTGGAACTGGGTGGCCGGACAGTATTTCACCGGCTACCGCTCGCCCCTTTGCGGCCGCCCGTTGGATGGCCATACCAACCTGCCGCTGGCCAGCGAGGTCGACGCCACCGGTGGTTTGCTGTCGAAGACGGATTACGCCGCGCTGTGGGGTTACGCGCAGGAGCAGGGGTTGGTGAAAACCGAGGCCGTGTGGTCGGCAAGCCGCGGCAGTCATTGGTTTTCGGACTATTCGGCGACGCAGTTCCGGGTGCCGGATTTGCGCGATATGTTCCGTCGATTTACCGGGACTGACGCTGACACTGCAAATGTGAGGGCGATGCTAGCGGCAGCGCAGCACAATCGACAGCCACTCTCACGCAATCCCAACCGAAACTGGGACGACGTCCCGCGTTCCCCTGCAATGGGTGTCGGTGGTAAGTCAGGCACGGTCATAGGACGAGGAACGACGAATACGGGAGGCAAGGAAACGCGGCCTACCAACGTCGCTTTCTATCCCCGGATTCACGCTTGATTTCAGACATGAATCCGTGGGTGATAGGCAATATTCATCGGTCGTGTTTCTGGGCCGCCTGACAGTCCCGTGGTGCCGGAGCCATACAGCGCGTAGGAACTCTGGCCTTGCCCTAACGAGCCTTCTCCTACGCCCACGGCCAAGCTTGTGTGGAGGTGGCTTTGGACTTGCTGCGCCTGGCGCGTCGCTAGTGTTCTCGCATTTGCAGTGAGGCGGACGTCAAGCATGGATGCGGGGGTGGTAGGCGGTGTTCACTGGCCGGGTTTCCGCGCCGCCTCTCGTTCCCCTGGGTAGATAGGTGTTCGAATCACCACTGCCGTTCGTTAGCGAGGCGGACGTCGCGCCGTTCCCCTGGTTTGGAATTGTGTGCCTGGTCGAGCCCGCGTTTCCTTGCACTCCCCGGTATTCGCCGCGCCTCCCCCTAGGCACCGCCGATGACCGTGTTCTAACCACCGACACCCATTGCAGAGGAGACCGCGAACGCGCCAAGTCCCGTTTGGGATAGCGTGTGAGTGGGCTGCTGCTTCCCTGCCTGCTAGCTTCCCATCGCCCTCACATTTGCAGTGCAAATATCATTCCGAAGGAGTAACCAACATGCAAAAAGCAGTATTCCAGACCGACAACGACGGCCTTTACCTGTATCAATCAACCGCAAACGAACTGGCCTTGACGCCGGGAACATTCAACATCCCCTACGGCGCATACGAGGACGCGCCGCCGGCGCCGCCGGCCGGCAAATGGCTCCGGCGCCTGGGCGATGCCTGGGCCATGGTCGAGGACTATCGCACCACGCCGCTGTGGGTGGTGGAGACGGGAGCGCCGTATTCGATCGGCGCGCAGCATGACGGCACGATCGGCAAGGTCAGCTATCCGGGCTGGGGGGAATTGCCGGCCTGGCTGACCGCGGTGGAACCGCCGCGCCCGGTTGAAAGCGCTGCCGCGTAGCGTCAGGCGGCCAGGGGCAACGTATCCAGTTCGACCTCGCGCTCGCGCCGCATTTCCTCGAGCTGGCGCCGGCCTAGCTGGCTGCGTGCCAGCTTCTGGGCCAGTTCGCGCCCATGCGGGTGGTAATAGCGCAGCAGCATGCGGGTGTCGACGTTGCCGTTGACCTTGGCCAATTCATGGATCTGGAACACGGTGGCAAGTTGCGACGTGCCTTCGTGTCGCAGATCATGGAATCGCAGGTCGCGGAAGTAGGCGGGATTGGGGCGCCGGCCATAGTGCCGGCACATGCCTTCGTATCGCGATCGGGCACGGCGACGGGCGCGAATGAATGCCCGGGTGACCGAGCCGGGTTGCATTGCGAAGATGCGGCCTCGCATCGGTTTGCCTGTGACCCAGCGGCGCAGGGCCTCGCGGGCCCGGGGGGTAAGCGGAACATCGCGGGCCCGGCCATTTTTCGTGTGGGGCAGATGCACCACTCCGTGCATCAGATCCAGATGCTCGCGCTGGATCCCCACGACCTCGGACCGGCGCATGCCGGTTTCCTTGGCCACCGTCAGGATCGTGGGTAGTTCGGCCGAGCGGGTGGCGCGGATGATCCATTCCAGTTCTTTGCGCGGACAGTCGTCCTCCGACAGCCCGCGCAGGGTAATGCGGTCGAACAGACGCCGGTCTCGAGCGTCATCCACAGCCGGACGTCGCACCAACTGGACAGGATTGGCCAACTGGTCGAAACCCCAATCCTTTCGGATCACCGTATAGACGTGTGACAGGAAGGCCATGCGGCGCACCACGGTGGCCGGGGCACGATCCTTGAGCCATTCGTCGCGCAGTTCCGTCAGGTCCGAGCTGCGGATGCGATCGACCGGGCGGATCGCCAGACGCGTGGCGCGCCAGATCCGCGCGATCGACTGTTCCGACGTATGGCCTTTCTTGGTTGCGGAGACCTCGATGAGATAGCGGGCGAGCGCCTCGGCGAGGGTCGGAGCGGGCTTGCGGCGAGGTTGGCGGCGGGTCCAAGGTTTCATGGCAGGTCGGACTGAAAGGAAAGGGAAATAGACAGGGAAGATACCAGGACGCATGCAGGCAGCGCCTGCACCAAACGGACGACAGTGTCGCCCGCATTTCAATTTGTCCATCCGGTGCGCCATTGCGGCGCCCGTGATGTTCACGGGAGGCAGCAATGCGCACCGTCGACAGGAGCGGTGTAACCATGGAACCGGCATCTACAGGATTGGGCGGCTGGGCCGCCCTGAAAATCGCGCTGGCCTTCGGCATGCCGGCGGCGATGGCGGCCTTGATCGGCATGTTGCTGATGCCGCCGCGCACGCCGCGCGAATTCGTCGCGCGCACCGCTTGCACGGTGGTCAGTTCTTTTCTGTTCGGGCCGTTGCTGGCGATCGCCATGATTGCCTGGATGCCCGACATCATGTCGTCCGCCTATTGGATGGCGCAGCGCACCGGCTTGGGCGAGGACGGTCTTCTGGCCATGTTCTATGTCCTCGGCCCCTGCATGCTGCTGGCTGGCTTGCCGGCCTGGTGGGTGCTGGGCGCCTACCTGCGCCTGACCGCCAAGCTGCAGAACCAGGACCTGGTGGACTGGGCGGTGGAGATCCGGCGCAAGACGCTGGGCATGGATACCCAAACGGATAAGGAGGGCAGGCATGACGCTTGACCAGATCACGGATCACGCGCTGCGGCCGGCGATGGCATTACTGCCGGCGCGCATGGATACGAGCGAGGCGCGTTGCATGCTGCTGGCGATCGGCCTGCAGGAAAGCCGCTTCGTGCATCGGCGCCAAATTGGCGGACCGGCGCGCGGTTTCTGGCAGTTCGAGAGGGGCACGTCCGCCAGCCGCGGCGGTGTGTGGGGCGTGTTCCTGCACGCGGCGAGCAGGGATTGGCTGGCCGAACTGTGCCGGGCGCGCGGCGTGGCCATCGATCCGGACGCGATCCACGCCGCGCTCGAGCATGACGACGTGCTGGCGGCCGGCGTCGCCCGGTTGCTGCTCTGGACCGATCCGAAGGCGCTGCCGCCGGTCGGCGAGACGAATGCGGCGTGGGCGCTGTATCTGCGCACCTGGCGGCCGGGCAAGCCCAAGCCTGACAGTTGGCCCACCCTGTATCAGCAGGCCGTTGCCGCCGTTAGGGCGCGGGCAGACAGGAGCGCGACGCATGTTGCAGCAATGGATTAAGCGGGGCCTCGGCTTGATGGCGGCAGTGCTGGCGGGCCTGGCCGCCGTCGCCGGGGTTTATTGGAGGGGGCGGGCCATGGGCCGGGCGCAGGAACGCTCGGACAGTGCGGCCCGCCTCCAGGAGCGGGCGGGCCAGGCCCGCAAGGAGGCCAGGGATGTGCAGGATAAAGTGGCTCGCAGCGATGACGATGCCGTGGCTGATCGCCTCAAGTCTGGGTGGGTGCGCGCCGCTCGCCCCGCGGACCGGGATTGA